TCTCATAGAGTATACAAGATTTCCATTATCATCTTCTTTGTTCATTGGTTGTATCTGAACTCCTGTTCCATATCCTGCTGGAAGTCCACTTGTACTCATGTCAACAAACGCAATACCCATTGCTTCTCTCTGGAATGCCATACAATGCTCACCTGCTGGAGAACCTGCTACTGCTGGGATTAAGTTTGATTTGAATACCTGGAACCCACCAAGATTTCCTATGAATCCATTTCTAAGCATAGATTGATCTCCACCCATAATGGAGTATTGAGTCAATTGTGCTAAGTTCCATAAGTCATAGTATCCCTCTGGTCCAACTACTAAGTATGAAGGCTCATTGCCTCTCCACTTTGCTTCCATTGCATCCTTTTGTAAAGTCCCTAGTAAAGCCATGTCAAGTCCTGCTGTTGCAGTACCCTTTGTTGCTCCTGCACTTGCATACAGAGCAATTACTGAGTTCTCAATCGCTTCTGCAAGAGTTGAACCTGCGTCTACTAGATACCCCTCTATTGTGGATGGGTCAAACAAACCACCATAATCCTCAACTAAGAAGTCAACCGTTTTGTGAGTAGTTATAGCAATGTCTGCTTTAGTAGTTGCTGCCTGTTGATAAGATGCAGCCGTTCCTGGAGTCTTTGGAGTAGCACTTAAAGCACCTCTTATAGGTACTCTAACATTCTGACTCATTCTAGTTCCCTGATTTCTTGCTTCCTGAGAGTAATTTGTAATCAAGTTAGTTACAACAAGATTGTAGTTTAACCTCTCAAGTCCTTTTGCCATTGCATAAGGATTTACAGCATAGGTCATGTCTCCAGAACCTGAAGCACTGTCAATATATATATTACCTGCCATTTTATTGTCATCTAAAAATTATTAAAGCCTCTAAACTTTAATTATTTCTTGAACAATTCTGGATGGTCTAGTACATATTGCATATTAGTAACATCTCCACTACCAGCACCAAGTCCTTTTGGTCGTGAGTCCGTTGTCTTAGGAACTGCACTTTCCAACAACTGTTGTACTGATTCCAATTCTGTTTTAACAACTTCTTCTACATTCTCAGAACTTGCACTGACTCGTGTCTTGAGATATCTCTTTACTGGTTCTGCAACATCTAGTCCATCTATAATATTATTCTTCGCAATCTCGGACTTGCTGAGAGCCAATTCTTTTTCTAGCGATTGTAACCTATTATTTAAGGCTTCCACAGGGTCTACATCTGATGCTGTGTTATCTTCGCCAAGTAAAGACTGTAATTGCTTCTTTACATCGGTTTTCTCATTCAACTCCTTTTGAAGTCGGCTGATTTGCCCTTGTAAAGATTTAATCGTGTCCTCACTTCTATCGTCTCTGTTGCTTTTATCCTCAACTGCGTTTGGAGTTTCAGGTATAGGCTCAGACTTAGATTCTACTTTTTCTATTGGTGTCTCCTTGAGAGTCTCAATAGTAGGCGTAGATACCTTTTCTGTATCCTTCTCTTTAGTGTCCATTTAACTAAAGTATTAATTTATATAGAGCTATGTTTAAGTATATCATAATCATAACTTTTTTGTAACATTATATTAAATGTCTACAATCTTGTTATGAGTTTCTATTGTCTTTATAGGTGCTTTTCCACCATTCTCACTTCTGTATAACTGCAGATTTCTTTCTAAAGTATCCACCCTCCCCTGAGTACCTGCTACCTTTAAGATAGTCTCTGTGCGGCACAAACAGCCACAATGTAGGGGAACTAGTGGTGCTTCCTCTGCTCTGTAAGTTCCCTGCATGGTATCACAGATGTCGTATATTCTGTGTGCTGGAGATAAACTTACTTTAATGTATGCTTCTGCATTAGGTAAATAGTCTGCTTCAGCAATAATAGTATCTGCTTTAGCATGAGAATAAGAATAACTCAATTCTGTCTTGGCTACTCTTGTAATAGAACTCTTTGGCACTCCTGTTGTAACCACCTTTTCTATGTTTTCTGCTAACTTATATGCGTTGTCTCCATTTTGGATTGCTTTGTATACCTCTTTAGTGATTGCTTCCTTGTCTTTAACACTCCATATCCTATCAGAGAGTCTTACACCGTCAACGCCAACCCTGTTAATATAATCTAGGGCTAGTCTTTGGTCAATATTAAGAAAATCAAACGCACTATTTCCCATTATGTTAATACTATTCCTTACAGCGTGTGCAACCCCTATTCCTGTTAATTCTTTTATCCCAGTTGATATGTAATCAAACATTTCGTCTTTTAAGTCCGTATCAATCTTGCTTTCTAGGTTTGATATGAGTATTCCAGCGTCTCTAGCAGAACCCAGATCGTATCTATCTTGAAACAAAACCTCTATTAATGCTGGTGCTTGTAATTCTTGTCTAGTCAATACCCCCTTGTATATTCTTTCTAAGGTATTGATAAACTCTAATCTTTGTAAGTCTGTTAATCTACTCATGTTTTATCTTCCCAAGTTGAACCATTATATATTTTAATTACTTCATTATCCCAACTACTACTATTATACCTTTTAAGTACTACTGGTATCCACTCCGTTCCGTTCCACCTTTTAAACTTTGCTTCAGTAGTACCTGATTTGGTGTATACTCCCCTCTCGCTTGAATCATTTTCTATTCCCTTACTGTATATTCCTCTCTCCGAACTATTTGCTAATCCACCCTTAGAATATATTTGTCTTTCACTAGAGTTTGTTGCTACTCCCTTTGTAAATATGCTGCGTTCTGAATAAGTCTGAATACCACCTTTTGTATGAATACTTCTCTGAGAATCAGTAGTAGCATTTCCAATAGAGTGTATGTTTTTTTGACTTGAACCACTTGCTACTCCTTTGGTAAACAACCCCCTTGTTGAGTCGCTAGTAGCCTTAGAAGTGGTATACAACAACCTATCACTACTCACAACACCTCCACCGATAGAATATATATTCTTTTGTGAACTGTCTGTATCAACTCCTTTAGTGTAGATTAACCTTTCACTCTCACCCTGTCCTGCTGGAATCTTTCCTGAAGTATACAGACTCCTCTCACTAGAACCACTTGTTTTACCTTTGCTATAAATTTGTCTTTCACTTGTTTCTGTAATACCACCAATACTATGAATACTCCTGCTGCTTGAGGAAGTGTCTATTCCTTTACTGTGGATTTGTCTACTGCTAGAATCTGGTAGGCTTCCTATTGTATGAATTGATTTCTCACTACTACTTGTATCTATTCCCTTTGTGTATATGTCTTTTTGAGACGACCCTTGTATACCACCTGTTGAGAAGATACTCCTTTGAGAAGTATCCGTACTAACTCCTTTTGTATGAAGTAATCTCTCAGAAGAGGTTGATATAGAACCTTTAGAGTAAACCCCTCTCTCACTACCTGTTGTTGCAACACCTTTAGAATAAATGTCTTTCTGTGAGAACGAAGTTGAAATCCCTTTGGTATATAGACTTCTACTGGAGTTATCTGCTGCAATTCCCTTTGTAAAAATTTGTCTATCAGAACTGCTAGTTGCAACACCCTTTGAGTAGATTAGTCTAGTATCTGAACTTGTTAAAGAACCCTTTGTATAGAGTGGCTTATCAGAAGAACCCACACTTTTACCTTTAGAGTAAAGTGGTCTATCGCTTGAAACATTTACACCACCCTTAGAATAAATACCCCTTAATGAAGAAGAAGTTGATATTCCCTTAGTATACAAACCCCTTGTAGAATTACCTGTTGTCTTTCCCTTTGTGTAAACAGACTTCTCACTACTGGCTGTTGCCTTACCTTTTGTATATAACCCTCTTTCGTCTTGTACTCCATATTTTTTCTCTGCATACTTAAATGTTCCAAACTTTGCCATTATCCTCTAAGTTAAGTTAGTATTCTGTTATTTTCTTTGCCATTGTTAAATATTCTCAAGTTATCTATCAAAAGAACTCCTACTATTATATATTTGTGTATATTGTGTCGGTTTGGCACTAGGTCTTAATAATGTAATTAAATACTATGTAAGGTTGTAGGTTAGTATGTGAAGAAGAAGCATTTGTAGCAGTATTATTGCTTGTATAAGCAGTTCCTGTTCCTGTATTGTTTGTATTATACCCAGATGGTAAATCTGTTGTAGTTGTCGGCATAACTGCAGATTTTACAGTTGTGAAAGGATGTGAATGGGCAGGAACTCCTGATTGTGCAGAAGTTAGTGTAACCTCTTTAGCACCACCAGTTTCCCCTAAAGTATCAAAACTTGTGTCTGCACTATCACGACCTACTGGTACTTTACCTTTTACATTAGGAACATTAAATGTTGTTGAACCATCTCCTGTTCCATAAGTTGTCCCTATTGCAGTAAACAAATCTGCATAAGTTGTTCTACTTACTGCACTACCATCACAAAGTAAGTATCCTGTTGGGGCAGAAGAACCACCAAACATAGTAATTGTTCCAGCAGGAATTACATGACGAACCTTATAGTCTAGCGAACTTGTGTCTGTACTACTGTCTATACCCACTTTATTCTCTAAGTTGTTTATGTGTTTAGCCAATACATCGGTTACATTGTCTACTGCGTTTGTCTTTGCTGTTGGAAAATCTGCCATTATATTAAAGTAATAAGTTAATTTTTGTTGGACACTACATTAACCCACGATTTGTCATTATCCCGTTCTGAGACATAGACTTGTACCTTAAACTTAGGGTATATTGCCTCCATACAGGTATAGTGTTCATAGTTTTGTCCAGTTCCCAAAACATCTCCAGAAAATAATCTGAAGCAATTATATCCAATAGGAATCTCCCCATTGAACTTATTTTTCTCATTTGGTAAATGGTAGTGTCTATTGCCTACCTTAGTTTTACAATAAAGAGACATGGATGTAATCTTTAATCCATTGTCTTTTAGATATTTTTGAAGTTTCCACCAGGGAGAATCTTCTCCTGCCACTTTAGACAGAATACCTTTTCCCTCTGTTAAATTCTCTCCGTTGGAAAGCCCAACAACAAATTTTACTTTTTCTTCTGGTATCATAACCTCTCCTCAGATGTTATAAATTAAATTGTGATGCTACTGATATGTGAAACTAAATTTGACTTTGTTCGCACTCTGTGTTCCAACTGCACTAGGACTTACACTCATTAAAACATAGAAGTCGTGTGAAGTTGCTCCTGTTGTCTTATCACCTAAAGTCAAAGCACTACCACTACCATCTGCGTTTACCCACGCACTATCTCCTTGCTCTGCTAAGTAAACATCTAGGTTTGTTGGTGCTGTCGCTTCTGTTGTCCCATTGTAAGCAAACATCTTAACATTTGTTATTGTTATGTTTGAATCGTAGGAAACATTAATCTTGAGTGGGCAGTTTGCAGTAGTTACTGAACTAAGTGATACAGTACCACCACCAACATCAACTGTACCTGACGCTATGTACTTACTGTTCTTGGGTGAATTTGCCGAAGAACTATCAGTACCACTTGAACTTCTAACGTGAGTTCCTCCGTTGTATGCACCTACAGTAATAGGATTGTCAAACGTACCATCTGAGAACTGAATCAAATCAGTTGCTCCTATGGTTGTCGCAGTTGTCCCCTGTAAGTACCATGTTTGTGTTAACATTTTGTAATAAATAAAAATTAAATAACTATATATTATACACTAGTGTCTATCCATAAATCATTTAGAGAAGGATTGCTAGGGGCAGTATCTTGAATATAGATTGGTACATGGATCAAAGTGTCTGCAATATGCTCTGTAACAGTTTGGCTTGTACCTCCTCCCATTCCTGTAAAGGTAACAGAACCCATTTCCCTAGCCAAGTTCTTAATCGCTTTAGCGTCTAACCTCTCATTCCCCCTCAAAGAAGACAACTTATCTCTTATCTCGTAAGGGGTGTCTGGAGAACCATCTTCACCTTTATCTCCCTTTGGTCCTCTTATTGACTTTCCGTTCTCTCCTGGCTCACCCTTTAATCCTCTTGGTCCTCTCGGTCCAATTGGTCCTCTCGGTCCAACAATAGACTTTCCGTCTTTTCCATCAAAGTAATCTTTCCCTTTAACTGGTGTTACTTCTTTCTTAATCTCTTTAATCTCCTCTGGTGTGTAATAATCCTTTCCCTTTACTGGAGTATAGCCGTCTTCTCCATCCTTACCCTTGATTTTTTCTAATGACTTCTCTATCTCTTCTTTAATCTCCTCTTTTCTCTTTTTCCTATTAGCAAGTGCTAACTTTGTTCTAACTCGCCTGAGTATTATCTCCGTGTTATCTTCCATTATCTTATATGCTTGAAGTTAAAGTATCTAACTCCCTAGTAAGTAAAGCATTGTCTATTTCCTTCTTGACTCTTAACTCTCTTTCCTTGTTAAGCATTTCCTCTTTTGCTTTTACTTCCTTTTGTGCGTCTGCTCCCAACTTCTCTCTTTCAATATTAAGTCTTGCTTCTATATCATCTCCTTCTATCTTAGCCCATACCTCTTCAAACTTGTCTCCATCTCCTAGTATGTCCATTAGTCTTTCAAGGGCATAATCTTTAGGAAACACCTGTGCTTGATTTCCTCTTATCAACAAATCGGCTTGTTCTTCTTTACTCATTGCAAACATTTCTGCCCACTCTATGTGTGTCTTATCTTCCATTTCTGGATTACCTGTATACATAACAACATATCTTTGTATTGCTTTCTCTATATTGGCTCTCTTCTCATCAACTCTTCGCTTCAAACTCTCCATCATGGCACTCATAGTCTTCTCACTTATTCCACTCATACCCTCAGAAACAAATATCCCCTTTGGTATTCCTGTTGTTCTATAAATCTGCTGGAATATATTGTCAATGTATGTATCAATTCCTGTTGGAATATCCATACCACCCTCCCTTTCTATTGGTGCTGATATAATCTTTCCTGCTACTAAACTCACCTCTGCTAAATCCTTTTTAAGTTGCTCTGCATTGATAGTACCCTCTGCCATTTTATCGTAGATTTCTTTTATGACTTTTATCATAGGAAACGCTACCTTAGAAATGATAATTCCCTCTTCTGTTATTGTCTTGTTGAGTGCGTCTTGAATATCTATTAACCTATCTACATCAGACACTTCAATGTTCTGTTCATCAAACTTTACAAATTCATTGTCCTTGTTGGAAACATATATGTGTGGGTCAAACTCATATGGGGCTTTCCCGTCTTCTATAATCTCTTTGTTCACATACTTTGTAAGCCACATCACCTCTCCTTTGGGTTGCCATATCTCCATGTACAGAACCCTCTCATTCTTTTTAAGTTCTATGTTGTTGTCTACCACAATTGGATCATTCTTACTTATCTCATAAATCCTAATAGTACCGACTCTATCTTCTCCGTTGTAAATAGGGAATACTTCTAAAGTGTCTATAAACTCTAGCGTTCCTTCTCCTGTGTATTTCCATGCACAAAGAGAATCCACACCTGCTCGTGTTATTGTTCTTGAAATTAAAATGTCCAGATTGATTTTGTTGTTTATGTCCTGTGCTAACTCTTCATAGCCATCAATAGTAACTCTATTATCATCATTGATAGTACCTCTAGCATAAC